CTGCATCACGTCATATGTTGGTATCTACACCTGATAGACACTTAGTATTTTTTGGAACAGAAACAACCATTGGAGATACATCAACACAAGATGACATGTTTGTAAGATTCTCGGATCAAGAAGACATAAACACATACGTGCCAACAGCAACTAATACAGCTGGTACACAAAGACTGGCCGACGGATCACAGATCATGGGAGCAATTAGAGGTAGAGATGCAATTTATGTTTGGACTGATACTGCATTATTTACTCAACGTTTTGTTGGACAACCTTTTACCTTTGCGTTTGCACAAGTTGGAACTAACTGTGGACTTGCAGGACAGAATGCCTGTGTAGAAGTTGATGGTGCTGCATACTGGATGTCAGAGAATGGTTTTTTCAGATATGCTGGTAAGCTAGAATCACTACCATGTTTAGTAGAAGATTTTGTTTATGATAATATAAATTTAGAATCTGGTAATCAAATGGTATCAGCAGGATTAAATAACTTGTTTGGTGAAGTTATTTGGTTCTATCCAACAACAGGATCATCGGTAGTTAACAGACAAGTTACGTATAATTATTTTGATTCATCACCACAAAGACCAGTGTGGACTGTTGGCTCACTAGCTAGAACTATGTGGGAAGATTCTGCAGTATTTGGTAGTCCACATGCATTAGAGTACACTGCAGGTAATGATTCATCTTTTGATGTTGTAGGCAACACAGAAGGTAGAACAATATACTATGAACACGAAACAGGAACAGATCAAGTTCAAGGTGGTGCAACTACAGCAATTGTTGCAAGTATTGAATCGGGAGATTATGATATTACACAACAAAGATCGGCTCAAGGACAGTCAACAGGTATGGCAACTTTTAGAGGAGACGGTGAATTTTTAATGAAGATAAGAAGGTTTGTACCTGACTTTTTATCTCAAACAGGTAATACACAAGTTACATTTTTATTAAGAGATTATCCAAATGACACACAAGCTAGTTCTGCTTTAGGTCCGTTTACAATTTCATCTTCTACTAAAAAAGTAGATACACGTGCTAGAGCTAGAGCTGTTGCATTAAAGATAGCAAATACAACAACTAATCAAAGTTGGAAACTAGGAACTTTTAGATTAGATATACAACCAGACGGAAGAAGGTAATGGCAAAAATTGTACAGGTAATTACTAGACCATCAAACGAATATGATGTACAGACTGCAGAAGCTCAAGTGAGAGATCTTGATGCTATTGTAGAAAAATTAAACTCAACGTTTCAAGAAGAATTAAAAGATGAAATTGAAGCGTTTAACTTTTTTGTAAACTAATGGCTAATCAATATAAATTTGTAGGTACAGATAACAGCACATCAGGAAGTGCAATAAATCCTTTTGGAACAGGTAATCCTTTAGTGAGTGAAACTTATGTTATAAAATCTATATTAGTTACATCAGCTGGTACACCAACAGTCACAGTTACAAATAACAGTATTACAGCTATTAAATCAGCAGCATTAACAGCAAATGTTACAACAGAATTACTTACTCAACCTTTAGTGGTTGAAGGCGGTGATACCCTAACCGTACTATCAAGCAACACAGATTCGTTTGATGTAGCAGTTAGCTATTTAAACATTAAAAAGGAGATAACAACATAATGAAAGATATCCCAGTAATAGAACCAAAAGAGATTATAACAACAATTACAAATATGAAGACAGGCGAGGTGTACAAGGACGATTCTGAGTGGAAAGCTAAGAATATACCAGAATCTGACATAAGAAAAGATGTCAGAGTTATCATGCCTAGCCTTGATTTATTTGGAGAAACAAAATAGAATAGATAAATGGCCATAACTAGAGCACAACAATATAGACAGATGTTAAAAGAAGGTAGTAAAAAACCTGTTAAACAAGCAGGTGCAACTAACTATCTTGGTAAACAAGAAATGGTTACGGCTCCTAAATTTTGGTTATCAGAACCAGATCACGTTAAAGCAAAACTAGCTTACATAACTGATGAAGAAGAAAAAATATTAATAGATAAAAATTTATATGGATCATTAAAAGGTAAACCTAATATTGGACCTGCAGGACTTCCAAGTTTACAAGGTGGAGATTTTGGTTCTGAAGGTGCTGGAACAGGTGGTTCACACGGTGGAGGAGATGAAGGAGGGACTGGTAAAGGTAGAGACAGAGATTTTCAACAAAGAGGTATGACAAAAGGAGATTATGCCACTGGAAGAGGCGCTAATCGAGGAGGAGATAGAGATCAAAATTTTGATGGAAGACAAAACATTTTTGAAAAAGCTTTTGATGTTTACAAACAATATTCTCCATTAGGAATGGTTACAAGAGGAATTACAAATGTTTTTGGTAAAATAGGTCCTAAATCATTTACAGATAAATATGGTTATGCAACAGACTATCAAGGAACAAACAGACGTTCATCAATTAATACTGATGATGATACTGGTGGAGGTGATGGTGTTGTTCCATTTTGGGCACAACTTGGTTTTCCAAGTCAAGCAGCATACTTAGCATCACTACAAGCACCTGCAGGATTACCTGCAGCAGTACAACCTCAACAAACTATGGATTTAAATAGAATAGCTTACAGACTTATGGCTGATGGTGGTTTCTTAGGAGAAGAAGATGAACCAAGACAAGCTTATGGTTTAGGAAGTTTTGTAAAAAAAGTAGTTAAGAAAGCAACTACACTTCCAAGAAAAGTTTTAAAAACAGTTAAAAAAGTTGCAAAGAGTCCTTTAGGCAGATTAGCAATTGCAGTTGCAGCGCCTTATGCATTAGGGCCAGCTGTAGGTCAAATGAAAGCCTTACAAGCTTTATCTGCAGCACAAAAAGCAGCAGTTATATCTGGTGCAACAACAGGTATCACGCAACTTGCAACAGGTGAAGATTTAGATTTAAAAGACATTGCATTATCTGCAGCGATAGGTGGAGGAAGTGCAAAATTCTTTCCTCCAGGAGGAGCTAAACCAGGAGTAAACATTGATAAAGGTAGAGGATCTTTTATAGACTCAGCATATAGATCAGGAGGAGTACGTGGTACACCAAATTTATTTGATGCCGACGATGTGGTTTTAGCTTCTCAAAGAGCATCATCAGATCCCAGCAGATTTACAGCATTTACAAAAGATGTTTTAAATCCTGAAACAATTAAAAATGTAACACCTGAAAAAACAGGTATCTTAAAAACTTTAAGCGATAAAATTACAGGCAATAAATTAGGAAATTTATTATTAGGTAGTAAAGAAGGTGGTATCAGTCCTATGAAATCTATACTGTTAGCATCTGGTTTGTCAGGTCTAATGGCTAAAAAAGATTTTGAAGAAGATGAGTTTTCAGAAATGGACAGAGGTGAAGGTATAGATATAGCTGCAATTAGAAGAAGACCTTTTGAATATATGGCACCTAGATTTGCTGGTAGTGAATTTGACTTTTATGCTGCAGATGGAGGTAGAATAGGTTATCAAGATGCAGGAGCTGTGTTAAGTGAAAAAGAAATGAAGAAATTAGCTAAAAGTGCTTTGTTTAAAGGTTTTAAAAAAATGTATTCTGTAGACCCTCAAATGGCAAAAGACAATCCAGCTTACGAAGGTAAGTTTGAAATGTTTAAAAAGATATACGATCAAAAGTTTCAAAAAGGTGGTAAAGCAGAACCTGTAGCTAAGAAGGTAATGCCTTTACTAGATATGGGTGGACAAGAAATGGATTTAAGAGCTGAAGGTGGATTTGTACCAATAGGACGTATGGAAAAAGCAGATG